AGTAACAGCTATAACGCTCTGCATGTCATTTACGAGGAGCTGGGCTGCTTTGGAACCGGATGCGTGCTGATCGAAGAAGATTTCGAGGATGTGGTCCGCTCCCAGACCTTGACCGCTGGAGAATATTACCTGGCGAGTTCGGGCAGAAACGAAATCGATACGTTGTACCGAGAGTATCTTTTGGCTGCCGGGCAGATTGTGGAGCGCTTCGGCTATGATGCTTGCAGCCCTACGGTGCAGGGATTTTGGGACTGCGGGCAGCTGGACCGCGAGGTCAATATAGCGCAGGCCATCGAGCCAAACGACGACCGGGCGCCACAGATTCTGGGGCTCAAAGGGCGTAAATACCGCTCCATTATCTGGGAGTGGGGCCAGAGTCCGTCTCTGATGCTCGATCTTCGTGGTTATCACGAGCTGCCTTTTTGCGCACCCAGGTGGAGTGTAATTGCAAATGATTCGTACGGTCGCAGTCCCGGCATGGATGCTCTGGCCAGTTCCAAGATGCTCCAGCAGTTGGAAAGGCGCACCGCCCAGGCGATCGACAAGGTTTTAAATCCTCCGATGGTTGCCGGTGTGGAAATGAAAAACGAACCGGCCAGCCTGCTTCCGGGGGGGATAACCTATGTGAGCAACATGGGGCCCAATGCCGGGTTTAAGCCCGCGTACCAAGTTCCGCCCAATATCCAGGGTGCCGAGGAAAAGATATCCAAGTGCGAGGCACGTATTAATTCGGCCTTTTTTGCAGACCTTTTCCTGATGATTTCACAGCTCGACAACGTGCGGACCGCAACCGAGATAGTGGAGCGGAAGCAGGAAAAGATGCTGATGCTCGGGCCGTTTCTGGAGCGCAGCCAGTTCGAGCTCATAAACCCGTTCATCGAGCGGGTATTTGCGATCATGCACCGGGCGAACCTGATACCTCCGGCGCCTCCCGAGATCAGGGGCAGAGCGTTTGATATCGAGTGTGTGTCCACCCTGGCCGATGCTCAGAAGTCCACCGCTACCACCGGAATAGAGCGGCTGGTGGCTTTCGTGGGGAGCCTGGCGGCGGCCAAACCCGATGTGATGGACAATGTGGATTTCGATGAAGCGGTCAGAGAATACGCGGATCTTATCGGGGTTACGCAGAAAATGATTGTGGCTCAGAAGAAACGGGATGCGGACCGTAAGACGAGGAACCGGGCGATGCAGCAACAGATGGCCATGCAGCAATCCATGGCTGCGGCGCAGGGGGCCAAGACTTTGAGTGATACCGATGTTGGCGGGGGCCAGAACGCACTGCAGAAGATGATCGGCGGAATGCCGGGAGCGCAGCAACAATGATTTATATCCCCTGTCCATTTTGTGGAAACGATCCTCGGCGAAGCAGCAACGAGACTAAGCTGCTCGGTTGCGTGATTGACGGCTGCCCGATCAAATCCATCCTGATGACGCCGGCACAGTGGGAGAGGCGAGACGAGATCTACGATTACACCGTGGCTATCCCGGCCGAGAATATCGGGCATTTCCGGGAGATATTAAGAGCGGGATCAGATTCGATGGGTGAAGACGAGACCGAAGAGATCGAGCTGGCGTCCATACTTTTAAGGCAAATGGCATGAACGAAGAAACGCACGAATATAACGCTGGCGATGCCAACCAGGTCGGCCGACGGCAAAAGCGGAAAAAGCTGTGGCAGATGCAGAAGCAAAGCGCACTGCGATCACTTATGGGTGTTCCCGAAGGGCGTATGTGGATGTGGGATCTTCTCGGACAATGCGGAGTGTTCCATCTCTCCTTTTCGAGTGATGCGCTGGTTATGGCGTTTAACGAGGGTAAGAGGGGGGTTGGGAACCAGCTCCTGGCGGAGATTAACCGGACCACACCGGAACTTTATATGAAGATGGTGATTGAAAACCAAAATCCAGAGAAAGGTGAATGGTATGCCCGATCCAGATCAAGCACCGATTTTTGATCCCGGAATCACTGCGCCAGCTCCAATCGTTGGCGCTGATCCAGCTATGGCAACAGATCCACCAACGGGCGATCCGCTCGTGGCGGACCCGAATGCAGATCCAGCGGCAGATCCTTCCAAAGGCGAAGATCCGCCGAAGGAACCAGATAAACCGGAACCCAAGGCCCCGGCCGAGTACGCGGAATTCACCGTACCGGAAGGGAGCACTCTGGATTCCGAATCTGCAACCGAGTTCAAATCGTTAGCCAAAGAGCTTGATTTGACTCAGGAGCAGGCGCAGAAGCTTCTGGACTTTGGGGGCGCAAAAATAGCTGCGCAGCTCAGTGCGCCGTACAAAGCATTTAGCGAACTGCAGACCAAATGGCAGGGGGAGATCAAGGCCGATCCGGATATCGGAGGCACTAAGTTGGAGCAGTCGGTAAGGGAAATGGCGCATGTGTTTGCTCCCGGAGAATCAAACCCTTTCGTAGCGGACGCGGTGGAAGCCAAAGCGCTTCGTGACGCACTCGTTATTACAGGGGCCGGGAATAATCCGGTGATTGCCAAACTATTCGTGAGAATGGGTAGAATGCTAGCCGAACCGGGGCACCTGGGCGGTAGACCCTCTGGAATGAAACAAACTTTGGCAGACAAGATGTATCCGGACATGCCGGATAAAACAGGAGAATAAAACATGGCTACACTCGGCCCTACCTTTATGACTTTGGCGGACTGGGCTCTTTTGCAGGATAAGGATGGCAAGATCCCCGATGTCATCAACTTGCTTTCCCAGACCAATGAAATATTGGACGACATGATGTGGACGGCCAGCAACGACGGTACGATGGGATATAAAACCATCGTGGCGACCGGCCTTCCGCAAGCGTACTGGAGAATGATCAACCAGGGCGTGCCCAGAAGCAAGGCGACCCGGGCGATGATCACGGAAACCTGCGGGCACATGGAAACGTTTTCAGACGTTGACGAGATGCTCCTGGACTTTAGCGAAAATGCGAAGGCCGTTCGGTTGGTGGAGGCGCTCTCCTTCCTGGAAGCGATGAACCAGCAGATGGCGGAAACCCTTTTCTATAATAACACGGGCCTGATCCAAACTTCGGCGCCCCTTTCTGCGGGACCTGCCGCGTTCATGGGCTTATCTCCCAGGTATCCGAGCGTGCTCACCACCACCGCTCAGACCGCAAACAACGTGATCGATGCGGGCGGTACGGCTTCAACGAATACCTCGATCTGGCTCATCATGTTCGGGCCGATGTCTGTACACGGATTTTTCCCCAAGACGAGCAAGGCGGGATTTCAGCAGATCGACTTGGGCAAGGTAAACGTCGTGGATGGCAACTCCAATCCCATGCTGGTATGGCGCGAGCAATTCAAGTGGGACGCCGGGCTGGTGGTAAAAGACTGGCGCTTTGCGGTGAGGGTCGCAAACATCGATGTCACCCAGCTTTCCGGGGGCACGCCTCCAAACTTGATCAACCTCATGATCCGGGCCATTCACAGACTTCCGATTCAGCCCAGGCGAGCGGGCAACGTCTACACGTCCGGACAGTCCGGCGAGAGGCAGCTGGAGATGGGCCGGGCCGCTTTTTACTGCAACCGCGCCGTTTCCACCTGGCTCGATATCCAGGCGCTCAACAAGCAAAACGTGCTGCTGAAGATGGACGAGTTCGACGGCAAGCCGGTTACCACTTTCCGGGGCATTCCGATCAGGACCTGTGACCAGCTGCTTAATACGGAAGCGCGCGTCGTTTAAGCGCCGTGCGCCGGTGAGTGGGTGAATGGGTAATGGGTGAGTGGAAAAAATCCGCGCCCTTTCCCTGCTCACCTGCTCATCTACTAACCCATTGACCGGTTTTTAGGAGTTTCAGCCATGATAATGGATGCATTGCTTTTACTGGACGGCAGCTATTCGAGTGCGGGAGTTCTCGCCGGCACCTCGGTAAGCTCGGGCAGCACTTTCACCACCGGCAGCCAGGCGAGCGCCAACATAATCGATTTGAGCAATATCGCCGGATCGGCCAAGGGTTACGGCCACGATCCCGGCATAGGCAGGAAACTTGAGCTGATATGTCTGGTCATGACCGCCTTTACCGGATCGTCCTCTACGCTTCAGGTCCAGCTTCAGTATGCACCGGACGGCGGGTCCGGCACTCCTGGGACCTGGTATACGGTAGGGCAGAGTATAGCTTACGCGCTTACCGCGCTCACGCAGGGAGCCGAACTTTTGCGCATCCCACTGCCGCCCTTTAGCCCCACCACACTTGCAAGCGGCGGGACGGTAGTTCCCAAGTTCATCCAGGTCAATTATGTGATCGGCACGAACAATATGACCGCCGGGCAGATCCTGACCCTCATTACAGCCGAGCGTCAGGCTCTCGGTCCACAGATGGGATATCAGTCGGGATACAGCAACCAATACATTTAAATGGAGCGGGAAGCCGGGAGCGGGGAGAGGGAATAACAGCTTCCTACTTCCTCGCTCCTCGCCACAGGAGATTTTGAACATGGCTAAGATGGCTGAGTACGAACTGATCGAAAAGGCATACGTGGGAGATCACATCCGCTACGAAGGCGAACGGATCGAGGTTTCCGCGAGCA